AAACCGTCACCGGATGTAGGTAATAATCCTCGGTCAATGCAGCGCCGGATATTGTTGCGTCTAATCCGCTTAAAGTCAGAGTGATAGCGTACGGGCTAACATCAAGCCCTTCTTGGACCTGACTAATAGATCCTAGATCACCTACACCTAGCCAATCCTGAGATCCCCAAGTATACGTTCCGATTGAGTTATGAACGTATACGGTTCCAGACGGAAACTCTAGCTTTGCGAAAGTAACAATCGCGACATGCTGTTGCGCCAATGCTGTCGCTACATCATTAGGAAATCCTCTACTCATGCCAACACATCCTCTACTGCGTCTATCGTGAACGATGACACCAATCCAGGCTTGGTATCCCAAGACGCTGAACTTGAAAGCATGAACACTCCGTAGATTGGCTGAAGATAATCTATCTGCTGATTGTCAACGGTTGGCTTTCTGATCGGAGGTGCAAGCGGCATACCATTGGTTGTAGTAGTCGTACCGTCACTGTTTGGTTTTGCAAAACTTAGTGCGCCGGCAGAACTGTTTACATCCTCTGTCACCATGTGCAACTCGTTGTTGAAAGCAACATAATCTCCCGCCTTCAGATATCCGGTCGTTGTGCCAGATGCGCCGTCAACTACCAAGACAGATCCCGTTTGGTTCGCGCCGTTAACTAGCAAAGTGTCATCAGATGGCGCAAGTCCGCGCTTTGTCGCTGAGTGATCGTACAAATACATGCGATGCTCCTGACCATTCAATTTAGCAAGAAATGCCTGCATGATGGCACGATCATTTCCGGTGAGGTTGTTAAATTGCATGCTAACCTTCCACAGAGACCCCTTCCTCGCGACAGTCTGAACCGCATTTGTCAGAGGACTTTGAAACGTCCTTGTATTAGTCACTAACTCAAACGTGTTAGATGATGGCGTTATTGACGGGAACATATAAACAGTCATTAGATAAATCTCCTACGCCTCATGAGGTCTTGTATTGAAGCAACTGTCTGTTGTGAAGTCTGCTGCATTGCAGCGCGAATCTTCATGTCCACATTGGCATCAGCACCAGATGCGTCTATGTTGTTGACTATCGTAACTCCTCCGTTTTGACCCTTAGTGTGGTCAATTACCGTTTCATTCGGGTGAAGGATTGCAGGGAAACCACCCTTGCCGTCCATGCCTCCACTTCGGCCTCCGCTGCCAGTGAAACCACCTCCATCAAAGCTTTGAGCCTTGATCTGGGCAACCTGCCCCAATCCGGCAGCAATAACACCACCAGCCATAACGTAGTTTAAAGGAGGCGGGTAACTCTTATAAGCTACCGTTGCCGCAGTAGCCGTGTTCATTACCGCATTAGCGATGTTGAACGCCTTGCTAATTGCAAAAAGCTTCTTGTTGTTCTTTGCTATACCGTCAAATTGACTACCAAGCTCTCCCAATACATGCTGGGTCTGCTCTGTAGCAGAAAGCTTATTGAAGTCCTCAAGCCTCTTAGCACCCTCAATAGTAGCCTTTTGCAAGAAGGACATTCCTTCTAATTCGTCCGATATACCTTTGTCTAATAGAGCTTTCTTCTTCTCGTTGAAATCCTCAAGGACTTGCAACTGATAATCTCTGAACTCCCGTTCATTAATCACACCAAGTGCTAGATTTTCTACAAGAATCATATTTTGGTTAACCATAGATTCTTTTAATACTTGTTCTTCGGTCAACAAAGATTGACGTAAACTTTCTAACTTACCTTTAGCACTCTCTACCTTTTGCGACTTTTCTTGTGCGTCTTGGAACTCTTTAAGGCGCTTTATTGCAGCATCAAACGCCTTTCTTTGCGTTTCACTTAACTGATCTGTAAGAGCGTTTGCCTGGAGCAGTTCTATGTTGCTATTGCCAAGTGCGTCAGCTTGAGCTACAACACCCTCTACAAAAGACCTCTTGGATTCTGCCAGAGCTTTTTCTTTGGCCGCTGCTTCGTCTGTAACCCTGTTAGACTCTTCTTGATTTTTTACTCGCTTTCTCAGCGCCATTACAAGATTTATTTGACCTTCCTTCACGCCTTCGCTTGCCAGATTATGGCGAATAAGAGCTTCTTCGCCCTTTTCTAAAGCGATTAATTCCCTTTCATACTCCTGAACGGCCTGAGCAAATGCCGCTGTTGCATCTTCTTTTGCTTTTGTTGCATCGTCTACTGCTTTGGTTGAATCCTTGTATGCCTTGTTAGTGCCGTTTAAAATATCCTTTAATAGCTGTTCTTTTGTAGCGGCATCCTTAACGGCAAATACGTTTTCTCTCAAAGTGCTATTTATTTCAACTAGCTTATGGTTCTTTTTGTCTGACGCATCCCTAGAAGAAACCAGTTTATGAGTATAGTCCGCTAGAGCTATGGCAGCTTCAGACCCACCTTGCCCCAAAGCAAAGAACATGGTTTGCAGTTTTTTTGCCTCTTCTTTGCTGACGTTAAGCTGTTTTGACATGTGAGCAAAGGAGTCTCCCATCTTGATCACGCCGTGCATCTCTGTCCCGCCAAGAGCGTCACTAAGCCTTAGATCAGATGCTGCCTTACCAAAATCCTTCATCGCTAATTCGGCAGCTTTAATTGAAGTTACCAATGCGATCTGTATTCTAGCTTCAGCAAGCTCTTTGCTTTCTTTTGATAGTTTTGCGAACTCCTTGGTAACCTTCGCGGTGGAAGAAAGAAAATCAACTTCCAATATTTTTGCAGTTAATTCAGCGGATTTCTTTAGCTCATCCATTGCGCTTTTAGAGCTAAAAAGTTTTGGGGCTAACGTTGTGCCAATTGCCGCTCCAACCGCTAATAAAGCACCAATCAAAGCACCGTTCTGCCCGAACAAGGACGCAATCTGCGAACCCTGCTGACCAAAAACAAGTAGCGCGTTCTGACCCATTTGCAACTGGACTGAAATGTCCTGTATTTGATGACCTAGCTGCCCAAAACCGCCACGCATTATTCTTAGACCGCCTTTTGACGCATTACCTGCGGCATTACCTACTCCTCGCATTCCTGCTGTCGCTTCTTGTGCCACCCTGACCGATTCAATCTGCTCATCATTAAGACCCTGCATTCTCAGTCTAAGGATCTGAATATCGTCAGCAGTCTGTCCCGCAGCATCTCCTTCAAAGTTTAACTGCTGAATAGCTCTAGCGGTGATTTCTTCCGCTCGCATGTCCTGATCTGCTTTAAGCTTGGTTTGCCTGGAGGCTTCTTCTTGCGCGGCAGCGTCTCGCTTGTGCGCGTCAATGGCTTGATGAAGAGTGGAGATGTGGTCTAACTGAGCCTGACTCGCGCCATGGTTAGCAGCAGTCAGCAGGTCTAGCTCTTTGGCTGACTTCTTGAGTACCTGTACTTGAGTCTCAAGACCAAGAGCAACCTTGTCTATGGCGTTCTTACGAAAAGCTTCGGAGGTTTTCTTCGCTCGCTCTACATTACGAGCATAGGAGTTGAATCCTAATTTAGTCTGATCATCTATTAGGATCTTTGCTAGGACTGTGTCTCTTGTCGCCATCTGATAATTCTCTTTTTACTCTAAAGAAAGTCCACCAATGATCAAACTCAGAAACAGTCATTTCTAGGATTGTTGTTAAGGGCTGACCAAGGCGCTCTGCTAACTCGTACATGTAGTATAGCTGAGTTGGGGTGTCTTGGTCAGTTATAAGTTTTTTCCCCTGTCCTCCTCTGACTCATTGTCAGCGGCAAGAACAAACGTAGCAAGTCTGGTCACTATGTCTGGGTCTACTTTTTTCCTTAACGGAACCTTGTCTTCAAGGGTGAATACTTGGTCACCATTTTCGTCATTAAGACCAAAGATCACCGCGTAGATTAGATAATCTGTGTTATCCGCATCCGCACGGCGAAGCATCCTAGCTTTGTCATCAAGCGTAAGATTCTTCGCATACAAGGTGACCTCCCATTCTGGGACTTCAATCTTGCGTAATTCTTTGGTGCCAAAATGAGCTACAGCGTTCTCAATTAGCTTCGGCATATTAAGAAACCGTAGATGACGTTAGTGCGCCGCTTCCTTGTACAGAAATACTAGCTTCAACCATTCCGTCAAAGCTTGAGCTTCTTGAAACGCCTGTCACTAAAGCCGTACCGGAATAGTAAGTGTCACCAGAAGTGTCGCCTTCAGGATATAAAGCCAAAGTAACACTGGCTCCGACCGTTAAAGCACCTTGTCCTGAAGAATCCGTTTCGTCCCAAAAGCAATCTACTGAGCCAGAAAAACTGGTCAACGTGATTACATGAGTTCTCGCGGTATCTGCCATCTTCGTTGTTTCTACGGTATCCGCAGATTCTTCTATGGAAAATGATTTAACTTCAGCTACAGTGTTGCTGCCGACTTTAACAATTCCATCGCGTCCGATGTGACTAGCCATTATTCAGACTCCTTATCTGATTTAATTTCAGCTTCAACATTATCTTCAAGCTTTTCAGCCTTCTTAGACTTTGCCTTCACTTTCTTTTCTTTTGTCCAACCTAAGTTGATCATAGATTCTACTTTAGACGGATGAGCATCAACTTCGCCTGACCCGTCTGGGCTGTATAACTTCATATTATATCACCTATATTCCTGTGGAAGGAGCGTTTTGTGCGGTCCTATATTCTACAACATAATTCATTGTTGCATACCCTATCGGATTCTCACCGTCACCGTCATAATCTATGTCGGTGGACTCCAAATAACTGAACCTCACTTTACCGTTTAACGATGGGTCAGTCCCCATGGCAACTTCTACTTCGGCACAAATAGTGTCTATTGTGTCATCAAAAGTAAGGTTAGCTTTTACATACGCCTCAATCGTCAGCGTCATGGTCCGGTCTATTCCCAGACCAGTACCCATTGTAGATATGCTACTTGTTTCAGACTTAGAGTAGATAATCAGCGCGGGTAGTGAAGCATCGCTCAACGGATAAACTCGCGACTCAAAGACATTGCTACCCGTTGTCGTAAGACCGGTCAGCGTTGTCCCTACCTGTTCTCTTATCTGCTGTCTTATGTGACTCATTGCTGTTCCAGTTGGATCTCAGAGATGCCCGTGCCGTCTGGTCTAACGTTTACCACTTTGTATGTAATGCCGCTGATCACCATGGTGTCTTGATGAGCTATGGACGCTGCGTCAGCAGTCCTAATAACTGCAATAGGCTGATTAACCTCCACCGCGACACTACCCGTCTCAACAGAATAGTAATCGTTCAGAAGAATCGTCTTTATTGTAGCCGCAGAACCACCAGAAGGTGTATACACGCAGTCAACGCCAAAGTCATTCAGCATGATTAGCCGATCTGCGGCAGTCTCAACCATCCTTCTTCTTCTTATATGTTCGCTTCTTAGGGGCTTCAGCAGAGTCATCAAGAGCAACCGCTCTGTTCTCTACTTTAGGCTCATCGTATGGCGCAATTCGTCCAATACCCATCAGATCCCTAGCTTCTTCATCAGAGATTTCTATTACTGACTTAGCCTTTCTAGGCGCACCACCAATAACACAGTTTCTCAAAACTTGATATTTCATCTTGCCTCCAAGAGTCGGTGGGGACGAATCCCCACCTATCTTAATTACCACTAATGTCTACTAGGCATCTTGGCCCAAGCAGAAACTAACGGGGTGTCGTACTGCAACGTCCATGCTCTGGATAGCGCGGATCAGGATAGTACCTGACTTGGAGTTGGTATATGGATCAACCAATATATCCAAACCGCCCCACATTCCGACGAGTAGGTCGCTAAAGTTGCCGAAGTACAAATCACCTGCGGTACACTGGTTAGAGACAATAGCCTTATAACCATTCATGGTGCCACCTGGCTCAATGACAAACTGTGCAGTGCCGGAAGCCTTTTCTACAGTCTTCAAAGCGCCGTACATTGACGCAGGGAGAATGTAAGCAAGGTTGCCTTGCAGAGCGTTGTCTGCCGCTACTTCAGTTTCCATCTGTACAACTTGTGCAAACGTAGGAATCAAGTCTACGGCAGCGCCGAAGCTAACGGTGTTAATGCCACTAGTAGTCTTGATACCAGTTGGCTGACCGCTTGAACCAGTTCCCGCCAACGCGGCCAAGTCCATTGCAGTTGCAATAGATTGTGCCAAGTCATCACGGATGAGTGACTCAATGTCCAACGTGGACTGCTGGATCATACGACGAGTCACTTCCGTAAATGCACCCAAGTCTTTAGGACTTAGAGAGATTTGCGAGAAAGTAGGCTCTGATTCAGCTACGCTAGCGCCTTCAGATGCAAGCCAAGCCGCAGAAGAAGCAGTTGCTTTCTTAGGGATCTTGACATCACTTTGAAGACCATTGAGGATTCGCGCACCCGCCTGCATTACTGAAGACTGATTCCGCAATACGTCGATGAAATCACCGCCACGGAAATCTTCCGTAAGCATGTTGGAATCATCTGAAGTATTGATGTCTCTTGTCCAGTTACGCAGAACGTCAGAAGGAAGCATTACACCTTGTGCAGTGCGGCCATACTGATCAGCAGCAGCCCTTGAGCATTCAAACTCAAACGCAGCTTCTTCTTGAGCGCGACGATCATGTGGGTTAGCAAGTGCATTGATTGCACGGACCAGACTAAAACGTTTAACTTCGTTTCTTGTCATGCCGATGCTCTGAGACTCTAGTCCCTCAGTGCTCTTGATTTCGTCCAGAAGGATTCCACGGAATTCTTCAATTGAACGGCCTTCTGAGATAGCTTTTTGAGCCATGTCAGACTTACTGTGTCGAGCGCCTAGCTCAACGATCTGTGCAGCATTCCGTTGTTCAGCTTTACGAGCTTCCGCTTGTACTGCCGCAACGTCAACTGACTCTATGACTTCTTCTGTCATGGGATTACTCCTGTTTTCAGTTACTGTTATGGGTTGGGAAGGCTCGCTAGATCGCCCCACACCGACTGTCACATCAGCAGGAAGCGAGACCAAGCTGGCCTCAACGGGTCTCCAAGACTTCGCTACATAAGTATCTTTGTCTCGTTTCTCCATCTTGTTGATAGCGTAACCAACAGAAATGTTAGCCTTAATACCATCAACAACATCTGAGAACGCTTCGGCTGCAAGCCCGTTTCGTCCAAAACGCACTTTTGCGCGGAGTCTCCGCGATTCACCGTCAAGCTCTACAGATTCTACTACGCCGATTTGCTGCTTTGGATCGTGATCCATCAGCAATGGCGCTCGTCCAGATGCGATAAAGCTCAAGTCAATCGCTTCTGCACTGTGTTCTAATACTTCGTTACCGAAAGATCTCTCTACAGGCTCCTCAGATGACAAGGCAATCATTGCCGTTCTGCCTTCTTCGTCTATCGGACCTTTGTCCATGCCCATAGCGCGATACTCAACCTTAACTTCTGAATCACGGTCAGCTTCTATAGCTTCCATGTCATCTGTCATGGCTTTATGATCTCGTTCATCATCGTAATCGGCAGAGACTTCTTCCGCAGATTCCTCTGCTCGCTCTTCCTTTGCTAACTCAACGATGAAACTTTCCTCAGTTTCTTCTACGTTAATTACATGACGTTCCATAGGAATATCCTCTTGTCTTTCATCACCTTTTGATTTTAACGGATGCCCCTTGGGGAATACATCAGTATCGTGTTTACCGCCTTTAAACTTCCCGTTCTTCAGCGCGTATAAAAAACTATTCACCCTCGCCATTGCCCACTGCTCTGGACTTGATACGTTAGGTCTTACAGACCCTGGGTTCGTTTTATAAGCTCCTATGCCGCGATTAAATACCTTCTTCAGCATTCCCATCGTGACTTTCTTGCTTTCAGCAGTTACAGACTCATTATGAGCCTTCATCTTATTCTGCAAACCCTTCTCAGAGGATGAGTTTATTGCTCTATCGTTTTTCATGCTTGCCACCGTCCTTTCAGCCCAAGATGCTCCTGCGTTGCCGCCCCAGAGATCCCACGCCACTCTCCAGGCAGTCGGTCCACCGTCAGGCATTTTCTTGGCGTAGTGCTTGGCTTTATTGTTGCCATGCCTACTGAAGAACGAATGCATCCGCTTAACAGTGCTTGCAGACAACTCAGCACCGTTCTTTATGTCTCTTGCCCTAGCAACGCCTACCGCAGTACCGCCTCTGCCGTACTTCTTGCGCCACTCTAACGCCCTGTTAGCAGCAGCTTTCATGCCCTGATTAGGCTTATAGCTACTCATCATCTTCCTCTACTTGGGCGCTTCTCTGGCTACCATAAGGTTCTATGGCATATTCTACACCAAATTGCTCTGCTAACTTCTTGTCTCGCGAGATTTGGCTCAACAATTCCTCTGTGTCCATGCCGTACTGTCCGGCAACGTGGCCTAAGCTTAGAATACCGTTCTTTAGTCCAGTGACAGCAGCGTTCATCTCCTTCAACGGGTCAACCCAACTAAAACCTCGGCCCCTGAACTCAGCCGCGAGCGCAAAACGGTCATACTCCCTTAGCGGGATACCAAACGAGTCAAGTTCCATTGCCGAACTTAACCAAGACGTATAAACGGGCGTAATAAAGTGCTGAATCATGAAAGAAGTCATGTTCTTGTAGAAATCACGCTCTTCCAATGCTCCCTGACGAATACTAGAGTACGAAGTAGCCTCCAAATCGTTAGAAAGTGACGTATATGACACGCCAAGACCACTTGCGATGCCTCTGAGAATAGACTTGTGGAACGTATCAAACTCGTTAGACGGGAATGCAGGTTCAAATGCCGTAAAGTCAACGCCCGCAGGTAGCGTATGAAAGGAGCCTGGATCAGCTTGAATTATAGGGCTTTTGTCTTCGTAATCGTCTGCAACGAACCCGTCACCACCATCAACCTTGAAAAAGCCCATCTTTGACGCGCCAACACGCGCATTAACAACCGCAGCTTCTCTGAACGCACCTAATTGCTTAATCGCGGGTATCGCTGGTGCCAGCCAAGGTTCGCCCCTAGTCTGCCCCGTCCGCAATTGCTTAAATAGGTGAATTACCCTGTCTGCTTCAATTCTT